GCACGGGGGTCACGGACTTCTACCTCCTGGCCTGCCTGGAGCACGACATCCACTACCGGACCCACCGGACCCTGGACGGGCTCAGGATCAACCGTCGCCAGGCGGACATGCGGCTGCGCCGTGTGATCCAGACCCTTTCTTCCTTGGGGAGGATGAGTCCCATGTCGTGGTGGCGGTGGGCGGCTCTCCGTCTGATAGGATGGAAGGCATGGCGCCGCAACCCGCTCCCACTCCCCAAGCTGGAGACGACGACTCCCAAGCCTGGGCCGAACGAGTCATAGAGGAGTTCAAGCAGAACGGGATCATCACCTTCCCCGGGGGGCGAGTCGTCGCCTTCGGCCCCGCGGACATCGTGAGGATGATCCAGTTCATGCTCTCGCGGCAGCAGCGGCGCCGCCCGAAGGCCACCACCAAGCCGGAGGACTTCCTTCTCCGCCCAACTGGAGACAAGTGATGACGCCCCAAGCACTCGGACTGAAGATGATCGAGGGCATCCCCGCCCCGGAGCCCGGCCAGCCGAAGGAGAAGATGCTCTACCCCTTCGCCCTCGTCTGCATCTCCCTGGACGGCACCCAACTCGAACTCATCGTGCCCCACATCTACCATCGCCTGCTCCAGGACGCCCCCAGCATGAAGTCGATCATCGACTCCATCACGGAGGAGTTCCGCATCATGGGCAAGCACCCGGAGGACTGGAACGGGCGCATCCGGGTGACGGGATGATCCCCCTCCGGCAGCACCCCATCGTGGCCATCCACTGGCGGGACGCCATCGGAGACCGACACGACGAGGTTGACCCGCCCCACTGCCTCTCGGTGGGTTGGCTCATCAAGCGCACCCGCACCTACGTCCGGGTCGCCCACGAAATCCTCCAGGACGGGTCCTACTGCGAAATCACCACCATCCCCCGCGGGATGGTCCAGTCGATCAACGCCCTGGCGGCCTTCCCCTACCCGGAGCCCTTCAACCAGATCAAGCGTCTCTCCAACAAGGAGGGATAGCCCGTGGTGATGTACCTGGTCCTCCTCCTCATCACCGCCAACGGGGAGCCCTCGGCCTTCGTGTTCGCGGGAGGGGTCCAGGGCTTGAGCGAGTGCCTCACCACCCGCACCGCGCTCCAGAAGGTCGCCCCCTACGTGAGCGAGTGCAAGGAGATGGTCCTGGACCGAACCGAGTGGCAGGTGCCCCAGCCCAAGCCCGTCATCCCTCCAGGGATGCGTGTCCCATGAAGAAGATCAAGACGGAGCACGCGGGCGCCAAGAACGGGGGCGGCTGGTGGGGTCCCCGTGTCGAGGCCAAGGGGAAGTCCCGCCGGAAGCGCCGCCAAGAGGATCGCCTGTTAGCGCGGGAGGCCCTCCGTGAAAATAGTTGACCTCTTCCCTCCGTGCCCCGTCTCCCAGTGCGAGGCCCCGTGGCGCGAGGAGCGTTCGGACGGCAAGCACGGCCACATCCTTCCAGTCCAACGAGCCATCATCAACTCCCAGGCTCGCTTCATGGCCTCCATCGGCGGCTACGGCTCCGGCAAGACTCTCGGCGTCTGCGCCATGGGCAACCTTCTCTCCTACTCCATCCCGGGCAACATGGGGATCATCCTCCGCAAGTCCCTCCCCAAGCTGCACGACTCCACGGAGCGCATCTTCCTGGAGTGCCTGGAGCGCCTCCAGGACGCCACGGGGATCGGCGTGCAGTTCCGGGAGATGCGGGACGGCTTCCCCCACCGGATCATCTATGAGAACGGGTCAGAGGTCCTCTTCCGCCCCACCGAGGACCTGGGACGCTTCCTGGGCCCCCAGTACGGGTGGTTCTACCTCAACGAGGCCCAGGAGGAGCCCGAAAAGACCTTCAAGGACCTCTCGGGACGGTTGAGGCTCCCTCTGGCGGTCCCGTACCTCCACGGCTACCTCGACTCGAACCCGCCCCACAAGACGCACTGGATCGCCCGCACCTTCCCCAACGAGGGCACCTGGACCAAGGAGTTCACCATCGACGGCAGGGAGATCAAGGTCCCCTTCGAGATGCAGCGGTCCTCCACCAAGGGCAACCCCTTCCTGGACCCCGGCTACGTGGCCTCCCTGATGGCCACCCACGACCCCACCGAGGTCAAGCGCATCATCGAGGGCTTCTACGGCTTCGAGTACAAGGGCCGCCCCGTCTACCCCCAATTCTCCTTCGAGAAGCACGTGGGGGACCCGGAACTCAAGAAGATGACCCTCATCCGCGTGTGGGACTTCGGCTTCCACAACCCCGCCTGCACCTGGCACCAGATGTTCCGGTGCAAGGAGGGCCAGGTCCACTGGACCATCCTCCACGAACTCCTCCTCCACGAGTTGACCGCCGAGCAGTTCGCCCTCTCCATGGACCCGGTGACCGGCCACCCCCGCGGGGTCCTCCACGAGACGAAGCGGCTCTGGCCCGACTTCCCCTACACCCTCGTCCAGGACGGAGGCGATGCCGCGGGCGCCCAGGTGACCGACAAGGGCCCCGGCCCGATCATCCGGCTGGCCCGGCCCCGGGACCAAGGCGGCTTCAACCTCCATTTCAAGTACCGCAAGTTCCCAGACATCGATCCGGGCCTCGACCTGGTGCGCCGTTGCTTGACCACTCGCTGTAAGTGCGGCTACTATCTCCTCACGATCCACAGGCGGTGTCAGGCGGTCATCGAGGGCCTGGCTGGGGGCTACCACTACGGGGAACCCCGCTCCGGTCACGAGATCAAGCCCAAGCCCGTCAAGGACGGCTACTATGACAACCCCTTGGACACCGTGAGGTACGCGGGGGAGTTGTTCTACCGACCGGCCATGCGTAAGGAGGAGTCCTTGGAGGAACTGGAGCAGCCTGCCGCCTGGAACCCTCGCCAAGAGTCCGCTGGGGCCGATCCATGGGCCTGGATGGAGCGCCTCCGTGGCTGAACCATCCAAGGGAAAGAGGGAGTGGGGGGAATGGTTCGCTCCCCTCCTCTCAGACATCCGCTCCCGTCGCGTCCCCCAGGAGCAGCAGTGGCTCCTCTACCACGACTCCTGGCGGGGAGTCCGCACCCGGTCCTACTTCAAGTCGGAGATGTTCAACCACTTCATCCCCGCGGCCCGCAAGGCGGTGGAGAAGTATGTCACCCGCGGTGCCCAGATGCTCGTCCCCTCCCCCGAGTTCTTCGAGGTCTACCCCGGGGACGAGGTGGACGACCTGGCCGGGAAGCAAGCCGAGTCCGTCCTGACCTTCCACCGCAACCTCTGGTCCCGGCGGATCAAGCCCTACCCCCTGGTCCGCCAGCTTCTCCGCTCCTACGCCATCTACTCCCGGGCCATCGTGAAGTCCTACGTGAAGATCGAGAGGGACGGGGACAAGGTGAACATCTGGCCCCATCTCCGGGCCGTGGACCCCTTCAACCTCTACGTCTACCCGGAGACCGTCACCGACTACCAGGAGGCCACCATCGTATTCGAGGACACGATGATGCCCTGGGACACCTACCAGTTGAACGTGGACAATGGCGTGGCAGACGCCATCTCCCAGTCCGACCTCACCACCCCCGAGTGGCCCACCCACTGGGTCCAGCGCCTTGCCAGCGGGACCGGGATGACCGATCCCTCCTCCACCACCACCGCCAAGACCGAGGGCCAGGGCACCGAGTCCAAGAAGTCCCTGGTCCGCTTCGTGGCCCTGACGGACGTGTGGATCAAGCAGGGGTCCTACTGGCTGGAGTTCTGGCTGGTCAACAACGTCCCCGACACCCCCAGGGTAGTCAGGACGAACACCCGTCCCTTCGCCCGGCACCCCTTCCGCGGGGCCGCGGCCCGGGACCTCCCCGGCGAGCACTACACCACCGGACTCATGGACGACCTGGAGCCCCTCCAGGCCCTCCTCAACGACCAGGTGAACATGACCCTGGAGGGCCAGGCGACCCTCTTCTCCCCGCCCACGATCATCAACCCGGACCTGGTGACCCGCATGAGCAGCGTGGTGTTCCGGCCCCGGGCCAAGTGGCTGGGGGACCCGGCGGGCTTCAAGTTCCTCGAACCCCACGACACCACCAAGGCCGGGTACTCGGGCATCCAGTTCACCATGGGCCTCATGGACTCCTACAGCGGGATGGGCCCCCTGGCGGACGGCACGCCCACCCGCAACATGCCCCGTTCGGGCTTCGCCATCTCCTCGCTCCTCCAGATGTCCATGAGCGACATCCAAGACGCCGCCCGGATGATCGAGGACCTGGTGCTCACCCCGGCCATGAGCGACCTCCACCGGCTGACCCTGGACTTCGTGCCCGCGGCCCAAATCTTCCGCATCCCGGGCACCAAGGACTTCCCCGCCCGCCGCCTCCAGAAGTCCGACATCAACGGGGAGTGGGACTTCAAGTGGGTGGGCTCCCTCCAGTCCCAGGACTACCAGGTCCGGGCCCAGCGGCTCGTGGCGGTCCTGGGCCAGGTGGGCAAGATGTACCCGGTCATCCAGGAGGACCTCATCCGCCGCGGCAAGCGGATCAACTTTGAACTCCTCCTCAAGCGGGCCTGGCGTGACGGCCTCGGGGAGCGTGGGGCCGACTCCATCATCGAGGACCTCACTCCTCAGGAGCAGATGCAAATTATGATGGAGCGCCTGGCCCAGGTCATGGCCGAGACCCAGATCAACGAAGCCAAGCGCACCGGGACCGCCAACGCGGCCACCGCGCCCAATCCGCTCGCCCCCAAGCGCCCCAAGGGAGGGGGTGGCGGGGGCAACACCTCCATCCCCGCCTCGGGAGGGGACCTCGACCGCAACATGAGTCGAGGGATGGCCGCGGACCCCCTCGGCAACCTCACCGGGGCCACTTGACACGCGGGTAAACGGGAGCGACGATCATGGCGACTGGCAGCGTCCCGTGGCACAAGGTCCAGACCTATGTGAAGGACAAGCTGGAGCGAGCCCGGGGGCAGATGGAATCGGCTGCTGACCAAGCCGAGTTCCTCCGGCTCCAGGGAGAGATCAGGGCATACAAGGCCCTCCTCAACCTCCCCGAGGCTCTGGCCCTGGTGGACGAGGAAGATCGACGCGCCGCAGCCGCGGCCCAGAGGAGAGCAGGATGACCGAGTACAGCGACGGTGAGATGCACCCCCAGTCCCCGAAGCACCCTTCCCCGGGTCCCCACGACTCCCGCGGTGGGGACAACGAGGACTACCACATCTCCCCGGAGAAGGGCCTCGTGGAGCCCGGCGCGGACCCCCAGGACTTCGGTGACGGCCTCGAAAAGGGCTCCGACGAACTCGACCGTCATCCGGCGACCCACCGCGGCGCCGGGATGGGAGGCTGACCATGTACGAGAAGTATGCCCCCCTGGAGAAGTGGGTCGCCTCCTCAGACGACCACCAGGACGCTCCCATCGACCAAGCCCCCTCCGCCGACGCTGAGGTGGACGAGGGCCGCCCGGCCAAGTACCCCAAGGACGGGAGCCAGGACTGATGGCCAAGTCCAACGCGACCACCGCCACCCAGTCCGCCCAGGTGACCGCCGCGGCCACCGAGACCGTAGTGCGCCAGTTCCGTGAGGAGACCCACCGGGGCCACCAGTTGACCAGGGTGGGCTCCTTCATCCAACTGGGCGAGACCATCCCACACGAGGTCTGGTACTGCCGTACCGACCACGCCCTCCTGGTGGCCTGACATGGCGAACTCAGCCCACATCACGGAATCCACTCCCACGGTCGCCCTCAACGGGGTCCAGGTGGGAGACCTCTGGCTCCGGCCCTCCACTCGTATGCTCTCCATCTGCTACCAGGTGGACCCCTCGGTCCAGTTCATGGAGATCATCCGGGGCGGAGTCCCCACGGTCACCGTCTCCAACGTCCCCGCCGGGGGCACGGGTGCCGCCGCCGGAGCCTGGGACACCTCGGGCAACCGCGACACCGCCATCACGAACATCAACGCCCTCATGGCGGCCCTCCGCCAGAAGGGGGTCATCGCCTGATGCCTCTCAAGGGTGCCCGCTACCGCTACAAGAAGGGCACCAAGATGCGCCTGGCCTTCAAGGATGGCGAGGTCGTGGAGGCCAAGAACATGCGGACGGGGGCCACCCATACCCCCGCCGAGTTCGCCG